GAATGGAACTCATGAAGACCTTGTAAAAAAAGATGGAGTATATGCTTCCTTGTGGAAAAATTATCTGGGTGGACTAGATAACGAAAAGGAGGAACTGTAAATGATTAGCATTGTAAAACGAATATTAAAAATATCAGGAAAGTATCAAAAAAATGTAATCCTTGGTCTTATATTTAGTGGATTAAAATCATTTTTCGTTTCTTTGATGTTGTTGGCGGTTTTACTGATTATGATTAATCTTGAACAATTGAACATGACTATTATTATGCAGGCAACAGCAATTGTAGTTGTGAGTATATTCGGCAGATTCATATTTCAGTATCTTTGCGATAGAAAACTTAGTGCTTCAGGCTACGAGATTTTTAAGGATAAAAGAATTGAAATAGGCGAAAAATTAAAGAAAGCTCCGATGGGATATTTTTCAGAAAAAAACTTAGGGACAATTCAAGCTGTTTTAACGACAACTATTTCCGACTTAGAAGCTATGGCAATGCTTGCGATGAACTTTATTGTTGGTGGATTTTTCCAAGCTCTAACTATGACAATCATGTTATTAATCTTTTGTTTCCCGGTAGGGATGGTGTCTTTAATTGCGATAATCCTTGGAATAGTTGTTCTTAAATTAATCACAAAGAAAACTGAAAAATATTCTCCTATTATGCAAGATTCGCAGGAAATATTAGTTACAGAAGCAATTGAATATATCAGAGGAATTTCAGTGCTTCGTTCATTTAAGAAAGGGACTGATGGAAAAAACAAAGTTGAAAAAGCTTTTATGAGGAAATGCGAAGTTGATATAGAGGTCAATGAAGGTTCAGCTTATTTAATGAAATTATATGAAATGATTTTCAAGGTAGCAAGTTGTGCCTTAGTGTTTGTTGCTACGGTTTTATATATGAATTCACAAATTCCACTTTCATATGCACTGATGTTTATAGTATCTGCCTTTCTGATTTTTTTGGAATTGGAGTTGGTCAGCGATGGAGCTTTTTTAAGTAGGATGCTTGCAACACAACTTAATAGACTGGAATATATTTCGGATATACCTTCACTTGATGAGGGCGGAAAAGAAATTTCTTTGAACTCCTATGACATTGAATTGAAAGATGTTTGTTTTGGATATGGCAAAAAAGAGATTTTGAAGAATATAAACAATCACGTGTTTGATGAACCATTAGACGATAACGAAATTGAAACGATTACACGTGATGAAGCATTCGAAGCACCGATATTCTTTAAGAAGAATGCGTTCTTATTCGACACGTTCGCAAGGTACATCAAGAATCAATATCATATCAAGCGAATCAACAATCAGTTGCATATATATGATGATGGTATTTATACAGCATCGTATCGCTTAATTGAATCGAAGATGATTGAGATTATACCGAATCTTAAAGCTACACAGAGAAGTGAAACGCTCAAATACTTGGAGATTATCACACCTAATAATGAAGAACCGTTTAGTTCGAATTATTTAGCATTCAGAAACGGGATATTGAACTTGACAACAAAAGAATTGTTACCGTTCTCACCTGAATACGCTATAACTAATAAAATACCATGGGATTATAACACTAATGCATATGATCAAACGGTAGATTTGACACTAAATAAAATCGCTTGTAACGATGAATCAATTCGTTCATTACTTGAAGAATGTATCGGTTATTGTTTTTACAGACGTAATGAACTATCAAAATCATTTATCCTAACGGGTACTGGTTCAAACGGTAAATCAACATTCCTTGATATGGTTCGAAACGTATTAGGGCGAAATAATTATGTATCGCTAGATATTGACGAACTATCGGAGAAGTTCAGCACAACAACTATGTTCGGTAAACTTGCCAACATTGGAGATGATATATCGGATGAATTTCTACAGGGTAAAGCAATATCACAATTTAAGAAAATTGTTAGCGGTAACGATATCAAGGCGGAAAACAAGGGGCAAGATGTATTTTTCTTTAAACCATCAGTAAAACTATTATTTAGTGCTAACGAAATACCAAGGGTGAGAAATAAGGGATTCAAGGCGATAAAACGAAGATTGGTAATCATACCCTTTAATGCTGAGTTCAGCAAAGATGACCCCGATTATAAGTGGAACATCATCAATTTATTGACTGAACAAACAGCAACAGAATATTTGATTCAGCTTGGTTTACAAGGTTTAGAACGTGTATTAATGAACAATGGATTCACGGATTCAGAAGCGGTAACAAAACAGATTGACGAGTTTGAGAAGGATAATAATCCGATTATTCAGTTTGTGGATGAGTTCGGAGAAGATGCGATACTCAATGAATCAACATCAGAAGTATTCACAATGTATGATTCATTCTGTTATAAGAACGGGTTTTCGAAGGTATCACAAAAGAAATTCAGCATGGAAATAAAAAGATTGCTCGAATGTGAGATAGGAGATGTGAAAATTAATGGAAAAAAATTTAGAGTTTTCAAGAGTAGAGAACTATAACGTATTCAAATTAAATGTTGATAAATTTAGGGCAAATATCGATGAAGATTGCATGTTACTTGGTAAATATAAGCTATTCGGTAATTCTGCACTAAATAAATATAACCCTATATTGTGCCACAACGAGGTTGAAATAGATTTCTCCGATAATGGATTCACCTCTCAATTTTACGAATATAAAGATGAGTTCGCAATTAGTTGTTACGCATATGATGGTATCTGCGGATATACGTTCAATAGAGATGCGAAATATTCGACTGATCCCGAAGTATCGGGTATTGCACAAATGACATTCAATTATATTGATGATTTGTTAGATGCTGGAATAATCGAGGTGATGAAATGAAGTTTTATATGATACTATTGGCAATTGCGTTGATTCTAGGGGGTGTCGGTGTTCTATACATCGATACCAAACCTAAATTCGCAAATAATGCTTTTCTAGCTTGTGATTTAATTTTAATCGGTTTATTTTCAAAATTATTATGGTGGTGGTTGTCATGACAGTAGAACAGTTAATTGAATTATTGATGGTGTATCCACTAGATTATGAAGCTAGATTATCAACAATGAGATACACGGATGATGGTATCGATTTTGAAACTACACCAGCTATGGATGTTTATCGAGATTCTAAAATGGTGTATATAGAGGGGTAAATTATGTTAGCTAATGATTATCAACACGCTTGTATGCGTACAGTTACAGAGGAATTCACACTTGCCAACGCTGGACTTGGCTTGGCTGGTGAGTGTGGGGAAACGGTCGATATTTTAAAGAAACATTTATATCACGGTCACGATCTCGACCGTGACGAACTAATCAAGGAACTCGGAGATTGCTCATGGTATTTAGCGGTTATAGCTAAAATGTGCGATATAGATTTATCTGAGGTATTCGAGAAAAATATCGATAAACTAATGAAACGCTATCCCGAAGGATTCAGCAAAGAAAGGAGCATACACCGTGAAGATTAAAAACATCATGAAAGATATGGATAATCTGAAACACGCTTTTGCTGAAAGACTTCTGAAAATCAAAGCCATCAAGCTTCAACCCAACGAGCCTTTTCAGTGGGCTTCGGGCTGGAATTCACCTATTTACACCGATAACCGTTTAGTTCTCAGTTATCCTGACGTAAGAGCTTTTGTTAAAACTGAACTAACACATGCCGTATTGGCTCACTTCCCAGAGGCTACAGCGGTTGCAGGTGTTGCTACAGGTGCCATTGCTATGGGTATGGCGGTTGCCGACTTGTTGCAAATGCCTTATGCCTATGTGCGCCCTAAACCAAAAGATCACGGAACTAAAAGCCAAATAGAAGGACGTCTACCAGAAGGTTCTAAAGTGATTGTAATCGAAGATCTTATCTCTACAGGGAGCAGTTCGTTAAAAGCAGTTGAAGCCCTACGAGCAGCAGGGTTTGATGTTATAGGAATGGTTGCCAGCTATACCTATGGTTTTCCCGTTGCGGAAGAAGCCTTTAAAGAAGCAGGTTTAAAAGGAGAGGTTCAAGTTATTTCCATTAAACAGATTAAAGATAATGAAATTGGAAGAGGAGTAGAAACTACTCTTGTTTATTCCGAAACGATGAGGGATGGAAAGAAACTGAGAGAAGTTGTTAAGATACCAGTTTATGACAAAGAGAAAATTAATAGTATTTTTAACGATATACAAGAAGAAAAAATTAAAAAGGGATTATCAGATGAAGAGTTTGAGTTCTTCAATAAGATTAATACAACCCCATTTAGATTTTTATTTCGTTTATATAAAGAAGAGGATAGTTACCAGTCTATGTTAACTCAAATGACGGATAAAGTCATTACTGCTTTAGAAGGTGATATTATAGATGTTTTTGACCAAGTTCATACCTCGCTTAATAGAAACGAAATCTATTCAAAATACCACAAAAGAAAAGAAGCTACTGAAGAAGATGACAATGTAATTCGTGTGAATGAATCTTTATTTACTGAAAACGAAGATGGAGAATTGCAGATAGAACTTATTAAACAAGCAGTTCAGAATCAAAAACGAGGAAACGATGACGCAGTTGGATTTTACTCAATTGATAATCAGCAATTAATTAGTCACCATGGATTAGTATTTCGATTTTTTTATAATCACAGTCGTAGATACGATTTTCGGACTGGAAAATACGCTGATGTTGACTATGTAAAGAATAAGATTTTATCATTACCTGAGGGATATTTCGTGGATGGGATTTATATGATGTTTGGAGAAGTAACAACAGTTAATGGGATTAAAAATGTTAAGTTTACTTTTTCTGTTAAAGAAGGAATCGTTCACGTTGAAAGCCAGGAAGTTAAATAGAATTTTTACTGTAATCTTTATACAGTTAGTACATCCTGATAGTTTTAAAAAACTGGAACAAAATTGAAAGAGGGCATTTAAAATGAAC